AAGACATGGTGCGTCGATCGGTCCGCATCCGGATCGACGCGGGACTCGAGCGACCGGAGTTGCGGACCGGCTTCCGTCACGCCGAGTTGAAGGAATGGGTCGGGACGCATCGCGCCGAACTGGTGCGGGCCTGCCTGGTCCTCGTCCGGTCATGGATTGCGGCTGGGATGCCGGCCGGCCAGGAGACGCTCGGCGGCTTCGCGCAATGGGCGCGCGTCGTCGGCGGTATCGTCGGGCACGTCGGCTTCCGCGACTTCCTAGGCCAGCGCCAGGACTTCATCGATCAGGCGGATACCGCCTCGGCGGGGCTCCGCGCCTTCGTCGCGCTCTGGTGGGAGCAACGCGGGCCGATGCCGTCCGGCGTCTCCGAACTCCACAAGATCGCCAGCGATGACGAGGTGACGCTCGACATGGAAGCGCGCACGCTCCGCGGCGAACGGACCCGCCTGGGGCTCATCCTGATGGGCCTGCGCGACCGGCGATACCGTACCGACGACGGATCGATCGTCACCGTCCGGCAGACCGGACGGGAGCACAACCGATCCCTGTGGAAGCTGGAGCGAGACACACCCGACGAGGTTAGTGCGGAGGTTAGTGCGGAGCCGGCCGGATGAGACTAACCTCACTAACCTTCCAATCCAAGGTTAGTCCACGAAAATCCGCACCAGACCGCGGAAATACTAACCTTACTAACCTTCCTAACCTTTGCAACGTCGTGTGTACACACATGCGGGTACATGCGCGCTTCGCGTGCGGCTACACACATGCACGACCCCGGCAGAAAGACGTTACCCAGGTTCCCGAGGTTAGTGCGCTGGGGAGGAAGCATGTTCGTCGCGCTTGACCCAAACGAGAACCGGATTGGGGCATGGGAAGCCGATCGTGGCCCGTTCGCCTGCCCGGCCTGTCGGGGATCGGTCGTGCTGAAGCGCGGCGCGATCGTCGCCGCCCACTTCGCCCACCGGCCCGACGCGGTCTGCGCCGTCGCGACCGGCGAGAGCGAACGCCACCACGCGATGAAGTGGCGGATGGCGAGCCTCCTCGGGTTCGACGACGTGCGGTTCGAGGTCGCCTTCGCGCCGGAGCGTCGGGCCGACCTCGTCATGGACCGCTGCGTCATCGAGTGCCAGGCGTCGCCGATCTCGGTCGTGGAGTGGGAGGCGCGAACCCGCTTCTACAACGAACGCAAGCACTACGTCCTCTGGGTCTGGGATGAGAGCCGGCTGGGCCAGGAGAACGACTGGCTCGAGCAACGCATCCCGGCTGAGATCCGCCATTGTCACCGGATGAGTTGGGGGCACGTTGCGTTGCTCTACGACGATGGCGACCTCTACGACGCCCACTTCTACGCCGTCAGCCGAGCGAGCGAATTCATGGGCGAGGTCTTCGACCGGACGCTAAAGGCAACCAAGTTGGTCGAGCGGCGATGGATTGAACGACCGTCGATCCGGCGCATGACGGGGCCGGAGGGGCACATCCTCGGCGACCTGGGCCAACGTGCCTGGTGGAGGGCGACAAGATGAGCGCAAACATTCCGCAAACCATGCCGCAGCCGGCCGGCGAGCGCGTGGCGATCGTCGGCTCGCGACCGCGGGCCTGGCCCCACCCGGACGACGTGCGGACGTTCGTCACCGCCCTGGTGGCGGATCTGCCGGTCGGGACCATCGTCATCTCCGGCGGCGCCGAGGGCGTGGATACCTGGGCCGTTGACGCCGCCAAAGGACGCGGCCTGCCGTTCATCGTCCATCCCGTCGACTGGCAGCTGCACGGACGATCGGCCGGCGCCGTCCGCAACGCCGCCATCGTTGCCGACTGCGACCGCCTGATCGCCCTGCACGGCATCGACCCCAAGACCGGCGAGCTCTCCGCTGGGACGCAGATCACCGTGACAATGGCCCGGCAGGCCGGCAAGCTCGACCGCGTCGTCACTTGGGCGGAGGTCGCCGCCGGGATGCCGGAGTCGCCGGTCTACACCGCGCGGCAGGCGGCGCTCGTCGCCGACGTGCGGGACCGGACACGGCGACTCCGGAGCGCGACCAGCCCGCAGGGACGGGCGGCGCTGCTGGGCACCCTGCCGGAGCCGATCGCGGCACTCCGCGACGAGGCGGGCAGAACTGAGGCATGGCTCGGCGAGGCGTGGGACTGGCTGGCGCGCCACCAGGGCCGCCAGGACGCACCGGAACTCGAGCGGCGCTACATCGGCACCCTGAAAGCCTACGAGAGCATGCGGGATTGCCTACGGGCCGCGACGGAGGCCATATGACGAACAACGAGTTCGGTCTGTGCCTGATCGGGCAGGGAGCGGCCGAGTGTATCGTAAATGGGGAATGGACGCGGCTCCGGTACATCGTGGCGGACGCCATCGACCAGCGAGCGAGTGAGCGTCAACGGGCTGGGCGGCCGGACAAGGCCGGTGTGCTTCGTTACATCTCCGGCGAGATACGACACGGCGGTGTTCCGTCGAAACGATCGTTGACGAAGGCTGGGTCGGATGTGCGCGAAGTGGAGCGGCGTGTCGTGGACGGTGTGTCGCTGACGGGACGATGAGCATGGCGACCGTCGTCCGACGCACGGAACCTGTGCGCGTCCCCACCGGTCCGACCAAGGCCGACGAGCACCGCCTGCGCTGGCTCGGCGGCTACAAAGATCGGGCGACCGACCTGATCCTCGACGTCATTGCGATGGACGAACGGCGCTTCGCGCTGGAAGAGGAATTGGTAGACCTCGACGCCAAACTCGCCGATCCGGCGCTGGCGGATCACCCGAAGCGACCGGCGGCGGTGGGGCGGCGGCACATGCTTGAGACGCTGGCGATCGACGCCACGCTCGGCCGCAGCAACCGACTCAAAGAGTTCGGCCGCATCCTGGGCGAGATGGCGAAACTCATGCGCGATCTCTCGCCGGGGGGCATCGATGCCTGCCGGGCCATCTGCGGGACGGCCTGTACCTCGATCGACCCAGAGAGCGACCTGTGGCTGATTCTGGGGATGCCGCCCGATGCACCGTCGTGGTGTATCGGCAAACAGGCGGCGAACGTGTACGGCTGGACAAGGAGGACGTGACATGACGCGAACGACCAATTCACGTACCGGGTTGACGCACAATCGGCCCTATCCCGCCGCCGAGGCGCTGGCCGCCGAGGGACGATTGCCGGACGGCCGATGGGCGCCGTCGCCGGAGCAGCTGGCTTACGTCGAGGCGCTGCGCAGTCGGCTCCGGTTGCCGAAGGCGTTGCTCGACAACCATTGCGTCGCGACGTTCGGGTCGCCGTTCGCCGACCTGGACCGGCGGCAGGCATCGGCGCTGATCGACCAACTCAAGGACTGGGAGGCGATCCCGGCGGACCTGGAGCGCGAACGCGGGCAACTCGACCTCTTTTGAGGGAGGCGATCGGATGACCGAATCCTTTGCCGCCGTCATGCGCCGCCGCCGCGAAACCGCTGGACTGTCGCAATACCGGCTTGCTAAGCTGGCTGGCGTCGACCACACCACCGTCAGCCGGCTGGAGTCGGGCCAGCGCCGGCCGAGCCGGTCGATGGTCAACCTGCTCGCCGCCGCCCTCGGGCTCGACCAGGGCGCCTACGACGCCCTCATCGCCGCCGCCGGCTTCGCGGCGATGACCTGCCCAAACTGCGGCCACCGGCACTTCGCGGCGTTCGCGGAGCATCGGAGACGATGACGGAGAAACACTTGCGCCATGCCGTCTACGACTGCGCTCGCCGCCTGGGGTGGTCGTGCTACTGGACTTGGACGTCCAAGCATTCGCCCGCCGGCTTTCCAGATATGGTGCTCACCCGTGGCGGTCGGCTCCTCTTCGCCGAGTTGAAGGTCGGCCGGAATCGCCCGACCCCGGCGCAGGAGAACTGGCTGGCGGCGCTCCGGGCCGTGGCGGGGGTCGAGGTCTACCTGTGGCGCGAGGCGGACTGGTTGGGCGGTGCCGTCGAGCAGATTTTGCGGGAGGCACCATGAGCGAACCGAGCATCGAGGGCTTGGCGCGGGCGATCCAGGACGACGTGTACCGATTAGACAACGACGAGTCGATCCGAGCGGCACGCGCCGCCCTGACCTACCTGCGGGACGCCCTCGACCTCGACTGGATGGCGCGATCGGCGACGGAGAACCCCGCGGCGGATCGCCTCCGCGCCCTCCTGGCCGAACTCGACACGGAGGCACCATGAGCGAGACGGCGAAGCATACGGTGTTCATCCCCCCCGACGAGCGACGACTCGCACTCTCGGCCATCCGCAAAGAGGCCGCGTACCAGCGGGGACTGTCAACGGGATTGGGCGATGCCAGCACGGCGACGATGATCGGCCGGGTCCATTACCACCAACATCAACTCACGGCGGCTCTGCTCGACATGGCCGCCGATCGTCTCGCGAAACTGGACCCCGACTACCGTCACCCGGACGATGTATCCACGGCACCGATGGAGGCACCATGAGCGAGGCGGTCGAGCGCATCATGGGGCTGGCCGGAGCCTACGCCGGGGCGTGGCGCGATGACCAGTGGGCGGTGACAACCGATCTCGACGCCCGCGAATTCCGCTCCGTCCTGAGCCGTGGTATCATCGCGGCGATTTATGCGGCGCGACACGGCGGTGACGGATGGCCCTTACCCCTCGACGAGAAGCCTTCGTCGCGTACTACTGCGGCCAGGCGAAACAGAATGCCTCCGAGGCTGCCCGGTTGGCGGGTTACGCCAAACCGGGGCAAGAGGGACATTTTCTCCTAAAGAATCCTGAAATCGCCGAAGCCATTGCCGCGTTCCGCGCCAACATCAAAGCCGAGGGCATCGCCAACCAGCAAAACCGCGTCGACGCGATGAACGACCGGTGGGAGCGGATGGTGCGGCTGATCGAGGCGCGGGCCGAGGCGTACGCCGACGGACCGGGGGGGCACACCGGGCTCGTCGTCGGGCAACTCAAGACGGTCAAGCACATCGACACGACCGACGACGACGGTGAGCGCGTCTGGACGCAGGAAACCTGGGAGTACACCTTCGACGCCGCACTGACCAAGGAACTCCGGGAGGTCGAGCGGGCGGCGGCGACCGAGTTGGGACAGATCATCAGCAAGAGCGAGGTATCCGGCCCGGACGGCGGTGCCATCCCCATCACCGGCATCGCCCTTCCCCTGCCGACGCGCACCGATGATGCGGAGCCGGCCGAATGAGCGCGCCGGCGCTGGTCCGCCTCGACGAGATGACCGCCGTCCGACCGGACGGCACGGTGGTCCCCCTCTTTCACCAGGGTCAACGCATCGCCTCCTGGTCCGACGCGCCCGTCACCCTGGTCCTGGCTGGGAGTCAAGCGGGCAAGACGGTCATCGGCCCCTGGTGGCTGGTCCGGCAGATGCAGCGGTACGGCCCCGGCGATTACATCGTCGCCGGCCCAGAACTCACTTTGCTGCGGAAGAAAGTCATCCCCGAGTTGAAGCGCGTCCTCGACGACACCCTCGGCGTCGGGGAGTTCGTCGGTTCCCCCGACCCCCGCTTCACGATCTCGGGCCGCGGCGAATCCTTCCTTTTCGGCGGCCGGCAGCGCGTCAAGTCAACGATCTGGCTCGGCCACGGCGACGATCCCGACTCCCTCGAATCCATGACGGCCAAAGCGGCGTGGCTCGACGAGGCGGGGCAAAAGAAGTTCCGACTCGAATCCTGGGACGCCGTCCAGCGCCGGCTGGCCATCGCGGACGGTCCGATCCTCCTGACCACGACGCCCTACTACCTGGGCTGGCTCAAGACGGAAGTCTACGATCGGCGTGATGATCCGAGCGCCGGCGTGGCCGTGGTCAACTTCCCCAGCATCGCTAACCCGGCGTTTCCCCGCGCCGTCTGGGACCGGGCAAAAGAGCGCCTGCCGGCCTGGAAATTCACCATGTTCCACCGGGGGCTCTTCGAGCGGCCCGCCGGGTTGATTTACGATTGCTGGGACGACAGCGGCGGACCCGACTCCAACGTCGTCCCCGCCTTCGAGGTGCCCGCTCACTGGCCGCGCTTCCTGGGCATGGACTTCGGCGGCGTGAACATGGCCGGGTTGTACGTGGCGAAGGAGTTGGACGCCAACGACCAGCCGACCGGCCGCTACATCGCCTACCGGGAATATCACGCCGGCGGCAAGACGATCGCCCAGCACGTCGCGGACATGCGCCGCGGCGAGCCGTCCATCCCGACCGCCATCGGCGGGGCCAAATCCGAGGATCAATACCGGCGCGACTTCGCAAACGCCGGGCTCGGCATCTGGCAGCCGCTTATCCCGGAAGTCGAAAACGGTATCCTCGCCGTCTATGCGATGATGCAATCGCGCAAACTCGTGGTCATGGACACGCTGCGCCGGTTTCGCGACGAGGTGATGTCCTACAGTCGTGAGCTTGACGAGCGCGGCGAGCCGACCGAGAAGATCGACGACCAGCACGCCTATCATATCCTCGACTGCACACGGTATCTCTGTCCGTACCTGTCGCTCGGGCTGGACGGTCAACTCATCTCCTAGGAGCCGCGCCGATGTCCGTCGCTGATCTGGTCCCCGGCGCCTACTGGGCCGCGATCGGCCTGACCCCCGAGCAGGGTCGCGCCTTCGCCACCGGGCCCGGCGCCTTCGACCTCGGTGCCGCGACCTGGGGCGTCGACACGATGACGTTCTCCCCGCCGGATTACGGGGAGTACCTGGCGACATCCAATGCCGTCCATGCCTGCGCCACGCTGCGTGCCCGTCTCCTGGCGCAACTGCCCCTGCGGCTCTACCGCCTGACCGGCGGCGACGAGGGCAAGAATGAGGTGACGCGCGGCGCGCTCTGGCAGTTACTCCAGAAGGTCAATCCCTACTGGACGCTGCCGCGCCTGGTGCAGATGACCGAGTTGTCGCTGTGCGCCTGGGGGAAAGCCTTCTGGTTTACCGACGAACGCCGGAGCCCGAACGCGCCGCCGCCCCGTGAGCTCTGGTGGGCCAGGCCCGACCGGGTCAAGGTCGTGCCGCACCCGCAGAACTACGTGAGCCACTTCCTCTACGAGCCGGTCAACGGCAGCGAGCCGGTGCGCTTCGAGCCGTGGGAGACGGTCTGGCTGCGCTACCCCAACCCGCTCGAGGAATACGAAGGGCTCTCTCCGCTCGCCGCGGCGCGCATCGCCGCCGACGTGGCCAGCGCGGCGATGAAGAGCAATCGCAACATCTTCACCAATGGGATGCAGGCCGCTGGCTTCGTCACCAACGGCGACAACCGCGTGCCGTTCAGCAAGCAACAGGCGGAGGAGCTGGCCGAGCACCTCGATCGGCGCTTTAAGGGCGTGGACAAAGCCCACCGGGTCGGCATCTTGCACTTCGACGCGAAGTTTCAATCGGTGGCCATGACCCCCAAAGACGCCGAATTCCTCGGTGCGCTGAAGTGGTCGCTCGAGGACGTCTGCCGCGCCTACGGGGTGCCGCTCGATCTGATCGGCGGGCAACGGACCTTTGAGAACGTCAACGCCTCGGAAACGATCGTCTGGAACCACACGATCCTGCCCGAAGCCGCGTTTGTCGCCACCGAACTCACCGAGCAACTGCTGCCGATGTTCGCCGGCGGCCGGGACGGCGCGGACCTGTGCGAGTTCGATCACGCGGCCGTTGAGGTCCTTAAGGAGGACGAGGCGGCGAAGTGGGAAGTCTGGCGCTCGCAGATCGAGGTCGGCGTCCGCACCCGCAACGAGTGGCGCGATCAGGAAGGGTTGCCGCCGCTGGCGTGGGGCGAGGACTTCTGGGTCGCCTCCACCCTCACCCCGATCGGCGGGCCGATGCAGGAGGAAGCGGACGCCAAGGCCGAGGCGATGGCCGAACAGATCGCCGCCGGTCAGCAACAACCGCCGGCGCTGCCGTCCGGGGAGGAACGGTCTATCCGTCTCGTGCGCCTCGCCTACGGCGACCCGGAGCACGAGCGGGCATGGCAGCGCTTCGTGGCCCAGACCACGCCACATGAGCAGGCCATCGAGCGCACCGTGCGCGACCTCTTCCGGCGGCAGGAGCGCAGCGTCCTCGATACGCTCACCGCCCGGTCGGCGCGCTCGCCGGAGGGCGCGGCGCTGGAACCGTTCGACCGCGGCAAGTGGGTCAAGGAGTTCCGCCTGGCCATTCGCCCGCTGCTTGCCGCGGCCGTGGCCGATGCCGGTACGGCGGCACTTGCCGAGGTGGCGGTCGGCATCGCCTTCGACGTGAGCGACCCCAACGTGGTGCGCTTCCTCGAGCGGCAGGCGCAGCGCTTCGCCGTGGCGGTCAATGAGACGACCTGGGACCGGCTCAAGGCCGAACTGGTCGAGGGCATCGCCGCCGGCGAGGGGACCGACGCGCTTGCCGCGCGGGTGCGGCAGGTGATGGGGGTCCGCCTGAGCGACGCCGAACGGATCGCCCGCACGGAGACGACCGGCGCGTTCAACGGCGGGACCATCGAGTCCTGGCGGCAGAGCGGCGTCGTCAAGGGCAAGACGTGGCTTTCTGCGCTCGACGACCGTGTGCGCGAAACGCATATTGCGGCGCATGGGCAGACGGTCGGGCTCGACGAAGATTTCGCCGTTGGCGACGCCACCGGACCGGGGCCGGGGCTGATGAGCACGGCGGCGGAAACGGTCAACTGCCGGTGCAGTTTGGTTGCGGTGCTGGACGCGGAGGCGGGATGATGGCGACGGATCGCTGGGACGCGGCCTGGCTGCGGGAACCGCGCTTCGGCGCGGACGAGCGGCGTTGGCGCGACGAATCGCTCGCGAACCCCCGCCTCGTGCATCGGGGCGTTGCCGTGAGCGAGGACTGCTGGAGGCGCGGGATGCCGGAGCGGTGGGACCGGAGCGGGGCCGAGATGGGCGTACTCTACCTGTTCCAGGCCCTCAAGACGTTGGCGCAGGCGGTCGAGCGCATCGAGGCCAAACTGGACGCCATCGAGCGTCGGCTGGACGCGGAGGCGGGATGACGAGCGAATCGCCGGTGCTCGCCGACCTCGACCCGGCGATTGCGGCGGCGGTGCAGGCGCTCTACGTCGCGTTGGCGGGGGCCGTGGTGAGCGGCGACTACCGGACGGCGAAGCGGTTGGAGCTGGACCTTGCGCTGGCGGTCGTCGCGTATGGAGACCGCCGGGTCGAGCGGGCGCTGGCGGTGGTCGCCGACGTCCTCGCATCGGAGGGAGCATGACGAGCGCGTCGTGTTTCCGGAAACCGCCCCCCGGATTCCGTGACACCGGCGACGGCTTCGAGCGCGACCGATCACTCGCCCCCCCTGTCGCCGTCGTCGCCACCCAGCCGACCGACCAGCGGGCCCTCTTGCTCGCCCGGCGTCAGGCCCTCATCATCGAGTTGGGCGCGATCGAGGAGTACCTGGGGATGGAGCGGAGCATCATGCCGAGGAGGAAGCGGTGAAGAGAGCGGGGTATGTCACGGTAGCCGAGGCGGCTGAGCGTGTCGGCGTATCCGAACCGACGATGCGGCGACGCATCCGCAATGGGGCGATTCCGGCGTACCGCGACCCAGCCGACCATCGTCGGCGCTTGGTCAAGGTCCGGGAGGTCGACGCCTATTTCGGCGACCATCATCGGTTGGAGCCCGACCAGTCGCCAATTCGTTTGGTCGAGGTTGCCTAGCCCTAGCCCTGTGCTAGACTAGCGTCCAACCGAATAGCCGCCGAGTCTCTTAGCGGCCCGTCTCCCAGCTAGCGCACACGCGCCGGCCGGAAGGCGGGCCGTTTTGCGTGTCCGGAGATGCGCCGATGCCCGACTACCTGCGCGCCTTCTGCGAACGGAAGGCCGGCACGCCCGAGGATGGCCCGCTGCGCTTCGTCGCCTCGACCGAGGGGGTCAAGCGCGACGGCCTCAATCTGGCCATGTCCCAGTGGGACCTGTCCAACTTTCGCAAGAATCCGGTCGTGCTCTGGGCACACGCTTACGGCGGCTTCGGTGGCCCGCCGCCGGCGCCGATCGGCCGCGCCGACGTCACGGTCGAGGGAAAGCAACTTCTCGCTGACATCACCTTTGACCAGGGCGACGAGTTCGCTCGCTCCATCGAGCGCAAATACCGCCAGGGCTTCCTTCATGCCGTCTCGGTCGGCTGGGATCCCAGGGCGCCGGCCGGCAAGTCGCTCCACGAGGTCCGCGCCGAGGAAGTCCGGCTCGACCTGCTCGATGTCTCGGCGGTGCCGGTGCCCGGCGATCCGGACGCGTTGATCCAGCGGCAGCAGCGGGCGCTGTCGATCATGGCGCACGACATCCTGGCCCAACTCGATGAGGACGATGACCCCGGCACGCGTCGGAGTGCCATCCCGCCCCATGCGACCGACCGTGCGGCCGAGACGACGCCCTATGACGCCGTCGCCGAGGTGGCGCGGATGGAGGGCCAGGCGGCGCTCCGTCGCGCCCATGCCTGGGTGAATGTCGATGCCGACCCGGACACCCGGAGCGCCTACAAGGCGCCGCACCACGACGCGGACGGTCAGGCCGTCTGGTTGGCGATCGCCGCGGAGATGTCGCGGCTCTTCGTCAGCCCGGCTCAGATCCCGGACGCCGACCGGCGGGGCGTGTACGCGCACCTGGCCCGGCATTATCGCCAGTTCGACCGCGAACCCCCGGAGTTCCGGGCGACGGCCGAGCTCACGCCATTGGAGGCGCGCGAACTCCGCGGGCTCTTCCTCGAAGGCGAGCCCGACCTGCTGCCGGATCTGTTCCCGACGGAGCGGGCCGGGGCGGTCCTCTCCCGGCAAAACCGCGAGGACCTGCAACGGATCGCCGACCTGGCGACCGGCATCCTGGCCCGCGCCGGCGGGCAAGACACCACCGCTGAGGATGACGAGGAGGCGACGCTACGCCTCCTGGCCGCCGCCATGCGCGGCTACGGAGTCACCACGACATGAGCGCCGTTGATACCATCCTGACCGAGGTCAACCAGCGCCTCGCCGCCGTCGATCAGGCGGTCAGCGAGCAACGCCTGCTCCAGATGTTCAAGGACTTTTTGGGCGACCTGACCGACGACGATCCGATTGTCCGCAAAATGCGCTTCGGCGCCCGCGAGTCGGTCCTGGTCGGCAGCAAGTACAGTCGGTGGGGTCTGTCGATCTCCGACATCGAGTACCTGCACGACTTCATGCAGGCCCGCCAGCGCGCCGGCCTCGGGCCCGGTCCCTCGGAGGAACTGACCCGGACCTATAAGTCAGTGTCGGACGCCTACTACATCTCCGAAGACGAGGTCAAGCGCATCGACCGCCGGGCCATCGACGACCTGTTCCCCCGCGTCCGCAAGGGCGAGGTGAACGCCATCACGCAGATGGAGCGCTATCAGCGGGCGATGGACACCGCCGAGACGGGCTTCGGCCTGGAAATCATCGGCGCCCAGTACGTCCGCGACCTCTGGGAAGCGGCCCGCGCCGAGTCGCGCGTTTTCAACCTGATCGACACGTTCGAGATGACCGACGCCACCGCCTACCTCCCGGTCGAGGTGGACATCCCCGAGCCCCTGTTCGTCGGTGAGTCCACGGCGAATAACTCGTCCAACTACGCCACGGTCAAGACCGGATCGAACCGCGTGACCGTGTCCGCGAAGAAACTGCTCTGGCATCAGATGTGGTCCCGCGAGCTCGAAGAGGACGCCATCATCCCGTTCGTCCCCTTCCTGCGCCGGCAGATGATGCTGGCCCTCGCCCACTACAGTGACGCCATCATCCTCAACGGGGATACCACGAACGCCGGCACCGGCAATATCAACCTGGATGACGCCGACCCGGCGGACACCAAATATTACCTGGCCTTCGACGGCATCCGGCACGGCGCCATCGTGGACAACACCGCCAACCACGTCACCACCGGCGGGGCGATCACCCTCAATCAGTTGCGCGACCTGCGCGGGCTGATGATCGACCGCACCAACCTGGTTGACTGGGGCCACCCGACGAACATGGAAGACCTCGTGTTCGTCACCGACCCGGAGACGGGCGACCGGATCGCCTTGCTCGATGACGTGATCAAGGCCAAGCAGATGAACGGCAGCAACGCGATGTTGCTCGCCGGCGAGGTTGGGCGCATCGTCGGGCATCCGGTCATCACCAGCATGGCGGTCAGCAAGACGGAGGCAGACGGCAAGGTCAGCACGACCGGGTCGAATAACACGCTCGGCCAGGTCGTCGCCTTCAATCGCCGCGGCTTCAAGGTTGGCTGGCGGCGGCGGATTCGGGTCGAGATGGAGGCCCTGCCGGCGACGGATCAGAGCCGTATAGTTTATAGCGCAAGGCTTGGTTTCGGACGGTTTACCCCCACGGGCGCCGCGTCCGGGATCGAAGCGGTTGCCGTCCAGTCGAATATCAGCCTGTAGGCGCGGTGAGCCCGCAGAGGAGTAACCGCCATGGCAGGCGCACTCAGTCGCGACACCAGCCGGGGGCAACTCGTGCCCCTGGTGTTCGGACAGACCGATCTGGCGGCGACGCAGACCGACGCCCAGCTCGTCGTCGCCATCGCCGAATCGGCCCAGGCCAATACCGGCTATGTCATGCCCTTCGATGGCAACGTCGTCGCCGTGTCCTGGGATTTCACCGCGGCGCCGACCGCAGGCACCGGCACCATCGGGGCGACGATCAATGGCACCGAGGATGCCGACACCCGCTCCTCGATCACGGTGGACTCGGCCACCACGACCGGGCGGCTGCGGGTGCAGCGGGGCAAGGCGGTGTTCACCGCCGGGCAGTCCATCGGCGTCGAGTTGACGACGGACGGCAGCTTTGCGCCGATCACGGCTGACCTGTCGGTCGTCGTCTGGGTGCTGCTGGACGTAGACGGGATCTGAGCATGGCATCACAGCGCTACCGCTTCCTCGCCAACTACCGTAACGGCGATCTCGCCTATACGAAGGACCAGGTGACGGAGTTCGATCCGGACTTTGCTGCTTGGCTGAACCGTGACGCGCCGGGCTGCGTCGAGCCGGTGGACGAGGCGGCGGAACGGGCCAAGCTCGAGGAAGAGATCCTGGCGAAGGCCAAGACCGCCGAGGAGAAGGCGCGGGCCAAGGACGCGCCGACGGCCGACCGGATGCAGAAGGCGCCGACCGCCAAGCGCGAGGGGTGAGCCGATGGCGCGCATCGGGACCGAAACCATCACGGTCGCCACCACCGGCGCGGACGGCAGCGCTACCGGCAGCGGCGCCTTCAAGGCGTTTGCCGGATTCCTCCTCGACGTCTACCTCGCCTACACCACCGAGCCGGCGACGACCGACGTCACGATCGCGCATACGCAGCCGACGCTCGGCAACATCCTGGTCGTCACGAGCAGCGCCACCGACGCGCTCTATCCGGTGCGGGTGCAGGCGAAGGACGCCGCCGGCGCGGCGATCACCGGGGTCTACGACTACCTCCCGGTCGACGGCATCCTGACCATGGCGGTGGCGCAGGGGGACGATCCCGGCAGCGTCACCGCCACGATTCGTTACCTCGAGCCCTGACGATGGGCGCGCTCTGGCTGAGCATGGGGTTGGGGATTGGGCGTCCGCTGGTTGCGGGCGGTGGCGAGCCGCCGGGACCAGGCGAGACACCGCAGTACCTGCTGCTTGCCCTCGTCTGGTACGTCTAGGAGTCGATTATGTCTGACAATGTTGCCGTCACCGCTGGCGCTGGCACGACGATCGCGACCGACCTGATCGGCGGTGTCCACCACCAGCGGGTCAAGGCGGGCTGGGGGGCGGAAGGCGCGTTCAATGACACGAGCGCGACCGATCCGCTCCCCGTTGACATCATCAGCAGTGCCACCCTCACCCTCTCCGGCGAGGATCACATCGGCCAGGTCGGCGGGGCGGTCGTCGTCGTTCGTCCGGCCATTACCGTGACGGCTGGGGCCTACTCCGCGAACGATGTTGTCGGTGGGGAGTTGACGCTGACCGGTGCCATGCGCGTCACCTCTGGTTCTGGCGTTCTGCAATCGTTGGTCATCCACGATGCGGCGGCGCAGAATAAACAGTACGACCTCTACATCTTCGACTCGGCCCCAGGGGCGGCGCTCGCGGACAACGATGCCTTTGCCTGGACGGCGGGCGACGAAGACAAGCTCCTCACGGTGATCCGCGTGGCGGCATCGGACTGGTTCACGGCGGCCGGGGATGGCTTCTGTGTCCTGCGCAACCTCGGCGCGGCCGTCAAGGGCAACGGCGGCACGGCGCTCTACCTCTACATCGTCGCCGTGACCGCGCCGACTTATGCCGCTACGACCGACCTGACGCTGGCGTTGACGTTCTTGCAAGATTAGGAGCCGCCAATGCCCATGCCACGCCAGATCGGCACCGGGCGGACGCTCCTCTTTGCGCCGTCTACCGCCGCCCCGATCACCTTCGAGACGGCCGGGACGGCGTATCAAGCGGCGGGAACGTCGCACGCCATCGTCGCGCCGTCCGGCATCGTAGACGGCAATCTGCTGGTCTGCATCTTCACCCACACCAGCACACCGACCATCACCCCGCCGGGCAGCTGGGACGATGAGTCCGGATTCAATTTCGTCGTCGTCG